CGTGCCGCACCTCGTCGAACGCAAAGCCGGGCCGGGCGGCACCAAGGAAATCACCGCCTGGCCAGTCGCCGAATGGTCGCTCACGCCGACGCCAGCCGAGCCGCGCACGCTCGGCATCCGTGAGCTCAAAGCGCTCGCGCAACTCGAGCCGTCCCTGCTCAAGGCGACCTCGCTGGTCGATGAGTCCTACGAAGACCTCATTTCGGATCTGACCGACGCCGCCAGCGCAGCTCTCGGCGGGATGTGTTGCGTCGTGGCCACCTACGCCAGCCACGTCATTGTCTGCCAGATGACGCCGGGCGACTCCGACGGCGAGTACTTCGACTTCCCCTACACGCTGGATGACAGCGGCGAGCCAGTGCTCGGCGACCCGAGCCCGGTGCAGCAGGCCTACGTGCCCGACACGGACACCGAGGGCAAAGCGGTCGAGGAAACGAAGCCCTACAACATCCGCCGCCAGGGCGGGACGTACGCCGTGGTCGGCCCCAATGGCCGCGTCGCCGGTCGGCACAAGACGCGCGCCGAGGCGATCGCCCAGATGCGCGCGCTGTACGCGAATGTGCCCGACGCCAGGAAGGAGGCGATCAGCATGCCCGACGACACCAAGGCGCAGCAGGGCCTGGCGCGCAGTGACTACGCCTGGGTCGATGCCGACGGCACCGGCCACCTCGACATCAGCGACGAGGGCCACGTTCGCGCGGCAATGGCGCGATTCAACCAGACGCACTTCGACTCGCCCGCGGCCAAGCGTTCGGCCGCGCGCAAGATCCTCGCCCGCGCAAGGAGTATGAACATGGAAGTCGCCGACGACTCGGCCGTCGCAATGGCCGCCAAAGCGCTCGAGGAGGCCGAGGCGAAGTACTGGGCGCCTGAGAGCACCGCGACCATCCTGGACGAGCTGAGCGGCACGTTCGCCCTGCTGGCGCACGCGCACGTCAGCGACCTCAAAGCGCTCGAGCACCTCGGCCGCGATTCGCACGACGGCCGCCTGATGCAGGCCGAGCGGGTCCAGACGCTCAAGGGCAGCATCGCGCGCGCCCAGGAAGTGCTGCGCTGGGCACTCGCCGTTGACAGCGGCCAGGACGCGCAGGCGTCGCTGGACTACATGCGCCGGCAACTGGCGCTGCTGGAAATCTGAAAGGAGCCCGTCTAGATGCCGACGTTGCAAGAGAAAAGGGACAGCCTCGCCGTCTACGCCCGACAACTCGAAGGGCTCATGACCCAGTCCGGCGCGCCGCTGGACGCCGAGCAGCAGGCGCAATGGGATGTCTGGATCGGCAAAGCCAAGGATCTGCGCACCGAAATCGCGGCCGACGAAGCCAAGCAGGCGCGCGACAGTGACTATCAGATCCTCTCGTCATACCTGGAAAGCCCGCAATACCGAGTGCCGCACGGCACCGAGGGCCAGGACGCGCGCAAGAGCTACGAAGCCGCCGGCTGGGAATTCAAGGGCGGGATGGTCTATCGGCAGACCAGCATCGGCAAGTCGATCGAAATGTTTTCGGAGGACGTGCTGCTGGGCGACATGCCCAGAGACCCCAGCATGGCCGAGTTCTACACCAAGACCCTCCGCGCGATTCAGTCCGACTACAGCAAGGCTTTCGAGCGACTGATCCGCACGACAGCTCAGGTGCCCGCGGGCATGGCCATTTCCATGCTCAAGGCCGAGGAGCAGAAGGCGCTGTCGGAGGGCCTGGACACCGCCGGCGGCTTCCTGGTGCCGCCCGATCTGCAGGCCGAGGTGCTCGCCCGCACCGCCCAGATGAGCGTGATGCGGCGCCTGGCGCGCACGCAGACGACCTCGCGCGACATCCTGGTCTGGCCGATCGTCCAGGCCGCCAGCGCGACGGCCGGTGGCGTGGCCTCAGGCGGCGGCTCGATCTTCTCGAGCGGCTTCGTCGGATCGTGGGTCGGTGAGACTCCATCGGCGGCCGACACGGACCCGGCCTTCGGCCAGTTCCAGATCCCTATTCGCAAGCTGCGCGTCAGCACGCGCCTCAGCAACGACTTCGTCGCCGACTCCGCGGTCAACGTGCTCGCCTTTATGGCCCAGAACGGCGCCGAAAACATGGCCCTGGTCGAGGACTTCGGCTTTATTCAGGGCGACGGCTCGCCGCTGCAGCCGCGCGGCATCCTGAACGGCATCGGCATTACTACCATCGACGTCGAGGGCTCGACCGCCGACACCATCAGTAACACCACCTCGGCGACAGGCACCGCGCCCAAGATCATCAACCTCGAGTACGCCGTACCGGCGCAGTACGTCAACGGCGCGAGCTGGGTGGTGCGCCGCAGCATCGAGGCCAAAATACGCCAGTTGGTCGATGCGCAGGGCCGCTTTATGTGGATCAACTCCGGCCAGAGCGGCAGCATCAACCAGTACCAGGGGCGGCCAGGCGACCTCGACGGTTTTCCGATCTACAACTCCGATTTCATGCCGACCGACGGCACCAACGCGAACAAGGTGCTGCTGTTCGGCAACATCGGCCAGAGCTACATCATCGCCCAGCGCGCGCAGATCACCACGACCGTGCTGCGCGAGCGCTACGCCGATACCGACCAGGTCGGAATCATCCTCTGGGAGCGGGTCGGCGGAGATGTGTGGAATCCCGATGCGGTGCGCATCGGCGTCGTCTAGGAGGTGCTGACAAAGCATGCCCAGTTACCACGAGTCACCAGCCGACACCAACCTGGTCGCGTTCGACATCGCGCCGACGATCGGCACCACCAACACGAACGGCGTCGTGGTGGATATGTCGGGCTGGGATGGCTGCCTGTTCCTGTTCAACATCGGCCCGATCCTGGCCACCGGCACCTTCGACGCGCGCATCGTGTCGTCGGCGAACTCGAGCATGACCGGCAACGCCAACATCGCCAACGCGGCGCTTACCCAGGTCGTCGCCGCCGGCAACACCAACGCCTACGCCATCGACATCTGGCGTCCGACGCTGCGCTACCTGCGCTCGGCCGCGGTGCCGGCCACGGCCAACGTCGCCTTTAGCAGCCTGACTGTGCGCTACCGCGGCGCCGGGGTGACCCCGGTGGCGCACGGCGCGACAGCACTGGCGCAGCTCGTCAAGGTCGCCCAGAACTAGCGCATGGCGGTCGAGCTCGAGCAGGCCCGCGCCGACCTTGCCGCGGAATGGCGGCGCGCTGACCCGCGCACGCCCGAGGAGATCCACGACTTCTACGTTGGCGCGCACGGTATGCAGGACGACCTCGAGGCCTGGCACGCCACGCCCGAGCGTGCGGCCTGGACGCGCATGCTCGTGTCGGTCGCCCAGCAGAGTGAGGCGGCGTGTGTCGTCGACCTCGGCTGTGGCGCCGGTCACGATCTGCTCGCCCTCCAGAGCGCGGGCATCGCCGAGTTGCACGGCGTCGAGCCCAACCGCAACTTTGGCGATGAGCTGTGCGCCCGCGGGATCACGGTTCACTCCCTCCCTGAGTCGGCCCCGATCGAGCGGGCGCACCTGCTCATCTGCATCGACGTCCTCGAGCATCTCCCCGGCCCTGAGGCGTTTCTAGATGAGTGGGCCGCCCGCGCGCACCTGGGCGCTCTGCTCTTTGAGGCGACTGCCACCCACGACACCGGAACTCCGCTTCACCTCCCAGGGAATCGTGGGTGGCAGCCTGGCCGCTGGCTCGAGCAGCACGGCTGGGTGCTCGTCGACTACGCCGGACGTGCGCGCGTCTGGCGTCGCGATGCTGAAACTGGCCGCCAGACCGCCAGCCTGCTCAGCTGTGCGCATAAGGTGCCGTCGTTCACACTCCCGACGATTCGCCTGATGGGCATGGACACCCTGGCTGGCGACTGGCGGCTCCAGACGCACGTCGGCGACGCCTCGCTACCGCGCGGCCGCTCGATGCTGGTCTCGGACTGGTGGGCGCGCACTGGCGACGATGCGTTCCTGATGGTCGACGACGACATCACCTTCGACATGCGCGACGCCGAGCGGGCGATCGAGCTGGTGCGCTCGGGCCACGATATCGTCGGTGGCGCCTATCCAGTGCGCAATGGTGCACATCTCGCGCTGCGCAGCTATCCGAATACCGAGGTATGGATTGGGCCTGGCCTGGGGCCACTCGAGATCCAGTACGCCGCGACCGGCTGGCTGGGCG